TCAGATCCGCTGCACGCGCAGCGCCACATTATTGACCGTAGCAGCAGCACCGGTGAGCACCAGCGTCAGGGCGGACCCTGCCGCGCAGCACGCCTGACGCACCAGCGAGGGGAATGCCAGCACGACAGGAGCACCGGCAGCTCCCGCAGCGGAAGCGGTAGCGCCGGGAACGGCAACGCCGTCCTTGTAGAGCGTCGCCGTGACCGTGCCAGCTGCCGTCGGTGCGACGGTGACCGAGGCGTCTACATCGTAGTAGCCCGCGCCGGTGATGTTGACGGCGTTGCCGTTAAGTGCCACATTGCAGCCGTAGCGGCGGATAAGGCTGCCAAGAGGGATGACACCGTCGACCGCGACTGCGGTAGGCGTCTGCATGGCAGCGTAAAGAGCGGATTTACAAGACATTTTTATTCTCCTTCCATAAAAAATAGGCGGGACGATTGCCCCGCCTGTTACCCGGCCATAGGGGCCTGCCATGTTCCCTGAGCGGGAAATATGGTCTTAAAGGTTGACGTTGCCGTTGCAGCCGCAAGACGCGGGGATGATCTGACCTGCGCAAGTCGAAGCCACGCCGTACAGTGCGGGCTTGGTCAGCATGCGGCCTTCGATCGCATCCAGACGGCGGTTGAAGCCGCAGCAGCAATCGGAGATCTTCGCCGCCAGGGCGTCCGTCTGCTCCTTGGTAAAGATCCCGTTCTTGAGGTTTTGGTTCTCCATCTTGAGGTCGAAGATGGTCTCCTGCAGGCGCTGCTCGTAGATGCGGCTGGCCTGACTGGTGATCGCCTCGGTGCTGGCGTTGATCGCCATGCGCGTGTCGTTGCTCTGCTGCTCGATGAGATACTGCGTGCGGGACGTGTCGATGATCCCCTGCTTTTCGACCTCACAGTTGCTCACGCGGTTGCAGCCGGTGTCATTGACGGGATACGGCATATTGCCGCGGCCAAAGCCAAAGCCGTTGCCGAAGCCGCCGAACAGCGCCGCGATGACGATGATGATAAACAGTACCGCAAGCCAGCTCATGCCGGTGCTCTGATCGTTGTTCATAGTGCATTCTCCTTTCCTCAAAAATTATTCCAACGGCTATTTCAGCCGGGGGAATTTGGTTGAATGCCCCGTCTTGCCCTTCTGCGGGGCCTGCGAGGCGTTTTGTGTGCTGCCGAGTATCTTGTTGGCATCGGAGCGCAAAGCCTCTGGTGTCGTGCCGAGGAGGCCGCACAGGGCCTTCGCCTGCATTGTGCGCCCGTAGCGCGCATAGAGGCTGTCGGCAATGCCTGGATCAATGCCGAGCCTGCGCGCCGCGCTCTGCACGCCCTCCAGCGTGTCAGCCGTCCCGCTGATCGCCTGCTCCGCTTTCGTTGCCGCGCCTTGCAGGTCTGCGGAGGGGAACATTTTCGACGCTGCCGCTATGATCTGCTTGAGATCCATTCTCTTTCAGCTCCTTTACTTGGTCCGAGAGGCCCTTGATGACCTCGGCCATGTCGCTCATGGCCGACTGCATCTCGCTCATCAGCTGCTCCTGCGTTTTTGGCGGCGTGATGACGCCGAGCTCAACGAGCTTGTCGTAATACTGCTGCGTCGTGCCTTCCAGCTCTGCGTAGGCGGCAGCCGTCTTCCCGATGAGCTGCTGGCGGTTGCCGAAATAGTCGGTCTGGAAAATATCACCGTTGTCGATAACACACATCATGCAGTTTCCGCCGCTGTATCCGGCGATTGCAAACTGGTCCATGCGCGCACCTCCTTTTGTTGTCTCAATGATAACGAAAAAGAGACCCCGCAAAGAGCCTGAAAAAGGTCTTTGTAGGGTCTCTTCTTTATGTGTTTTTGATACCGTCCGCGATTTTGCTGTATGCCCGGCGTCGCCGCGTCTTCACGTACTCCGGTGAGACGTGCAGCGTCTGCGCGACTTCGACGCGGCTCTTCCCGCGCACATCGCATTCAATAAGGCAGTACGCTTCGTCCGCCGGCAGCTCAAACGATAAGATATACGCCACGGCTCGCTTGGGGGCCATAGAGGATAATTGCGCGCGGATTGACCTGTGTTGACTGTTCATGCCCGTGTAGGGCTTGCAGAGGCGCTTGCGCGTGGGCTTTTGCCGCCCGCTCCTTCCTGTGCCCAAATCGGACACCGTTATTTTGTCGCTCTCTGGATCATCGTCGCGACTTCCTGCCGCGTGATAAGTCTCTGCGGCGCGCTGCCGTCCGTGATGCCCGCCGCCTTTGCCGCCGCCCAGTCCTTCGCCGCCCACGTGGAGACGGGCTTGGTGCCGAGCTGCGACAAATAGCTGTCCATCATCTTGTTAAACGTTGCCTGATCCATGTACTCCTCCATTTCCGGCGGATACTTGCCCGCCAAAATCATGCGCCCTGTGTATCGCATATGGTCGTCCCACTGGAAGTGCGGCTTGTCCGGGAATTTCTTCCAGTCGCCCCCCCACGAAAAGCCGACCTGCTTGCCGATTTGCCCGCAGCGGGCAAAGAACGACGCATCGTCGTACTCATGCCCCTTGACGTTTTTGCAGATGTCGAACGCCAAACCCGCCTTGACGCCGTGGAACGTCGGCCTCGTCGCGGTCTTTGCCGCGTAGCCGTTCGCAGCAAGATGGCGCTGATACTCGTCGTCCCGTACCGTCTCCGTCACGAGAACGGGCAAGCCCGCCTCTTTGCAGAGGTCGAGGAAGATAACGCAGTTTGCCCGCACGTCGGCGCGCAGGTCGGCAATGTCACGGCTGTGATACATTGTCGTCACCTCCCACCGCGTCCTGCACCTTCTGGCTCTGCGTGCCGAAGTAGAACGCGATGATGACCGCGTAGATGGTCATAAAGTCCTGCGAGATGTTGCCCGTGACGGCCATGTACGCAAATACACCCGTCAGCACCAGCGTCACAATGCTCTTGACGCTCATGAGGTTTGCGATACGCTTCAGAATTCTTTCGTTCATGTCATTCGTCCTTTCCCTTGATTTTGATTCCTGCGAGCAGCGCAAGCTCTGCCGTCCACGCGGCGAACCATGCCACCGTCAGGCTGTCCGGCACGGCCTTGTCAAAGGCCGTCAGGATAAGTGCCGCGATGCAGTACCAGCAGAGGTTCACAACCGCTGCGATGAGATATTTGTCCCGCTTTCGGAGTTTCTTCATGCCACACCTCCCGAGATGATCCACGCCACAAACGCACCGACCAGCGCTGCAAACAGCTTGTCCACGACGCTGTCCCACCGCTTCCCCGCTTTCCCCGTAATGGTCTTCACGTCCTCCTTGATCTCCTTGACATCGCCCTCCACGGTCTCCTGCTTGGTCGCCAGCACTTCCACCGACGTTGCCAGCCTGTCAAGCGCCGTTTGGTGCTCCTGCAGTTCATTGATTCGGTGCGTGTTACTCTTGCACCTCGATTCGATCAGCGCGATTGCCGCGTCGTCGTAGTGTTTTGCATTATCCATATCCCGCTCCCTTTCTGCGGCGTATTACACCGCCTTGAAATAGTTCCCCACCAGCTCGTGCGGCAGATATTGCAGCGTGATCTTGCCGCCTGCCTGCTCGCCCGTGCGCTCGCAGAGGTACGTCTTGCCGTCCTCGCCGTCGAGGTAATACTTGCCGTATTCGTACTCCATGCCGCGCGCTGCGGGGATGGGGTCATCCTGCGTGCCTGCGTGCTCGGCGTCGATGACCGCCCAGAGGGCCGGGGTCTTGTCCGGCGTCCAGTCGGCCTGCGAGGTATGACCCTGACCGGGGCGCACCTTGTACACCTTACCGCCGTAGCTTCTGCGGTCGCCCTCGGCGTAAGCAACGGGGTACGCCCATGCCGTGATGAGTTCCGGCACGCTCGCCGCCTCGCCGTCGCTCAGGCTGACCGCTGCCTGCTCGATAATGGGGCGCAGCTTCACCGCGCGGGCATACGTGACCGGTTTACCCGCAAGGGCGGTGACCGTCGCTTTGGCGCTCTCGGTCTCCGTGGGCTTGCCCATCTTGATACTCACCGTGCCGTCGCGGTGGTCGGTGATGGCCCCGCTCAGGCTGTATTCGCTGTTGTCCCACTCGTTGACGACCTCTTCGGTCTCGCCCGTGGGCTGGCCGTCGTTGTCGAGCTTGTCCACCGTCTCGCGCTGCACGATGCTCCACGGCGTATTGTCGGGCAGCAGTGCCGCCACGGCGTCGTGGGACATGGTGAGGTAGATGGTTTTGGTGTCACGTCCGTCCCACGAGCGGTCAGTACGGTTGCCGTTGACCGTAGCGGGGTATTCCGTGTTGTTGACTTTGATGTGGATACTCATGTGTGCTCCTTTCTATTGCGGCGTGGCGTTCTCTTGCAGCCACGCCAGAAGATCGCCCGAGGGGGCTTCGTCGAAAGTAATGGTGCGGTATGCTGTGTCGCGCCACCCGCGACGCTGGTCCCATGCAGTGGAGGCAAAACCGCTTCCCAAATATGACATGTTGGGATTGTCCCCCCTGTTTATTATTTGGATTCCTGTAATTGTTTTGGAGCCTCCTTCGTAGTGTGCGCGTGTGCTAAACGTGGTTGACGTAGTAGAAACAGGGATTGAAAGTGTCTGATTGAAGTACCACGTCAAGCTCACATCCGGCTCAAAGTTGATATCATACCCTGTCCCGCCGATGAGCGTCCTGCCCTTGAGGATGTTGTACACCGTGCCGTCCACCATGCATTTCCCGCCCTGCACGGTGTAGACCGTGCCGTTGACGAGGGTCTTGTGCGCGGCTGCTCCGCTTTTCGTCGTAAAACTGCCAGATTTATCATATTGCGTCCCCGCAGTTACCCACCTCCTGGACGTATTTTTGTAGTAGAGTGACGCGCTCCAGTTGTACGTTGTCCCCGGAGTCAGTCCCGTGATGTCGAGAGAAAAAGTGTTTTCGCCGCCGCTTGTCTCCGGCGATAACGCAGAAAATGTCCCGACGCCGCTGACGGTAACGTCCATGCGCCGCTGACCTTTATAGCTGCTTGACCCTCCGGAAAACTTTCCGACTGCGTGGGCGATAGTCCCGTTGCTATAATCTGGTGTTATCTCTACAGTAAATGTAGCCATGCCTGCCTCCTTAGCCGTACAGCCAGTTGATGGCGTAGTTCTCGGTCGGGTCTGTCTCAACGTTCACAAGCGTCTGCTTGACGATGTTGCCGGATGCGATAGCGCCGATGTCGGAGGGGGCGATGGCGTCAGCGCCGCCAGCTTTATGTTGAGATGCGTGTAGCGCTGGATTAGCCCTCTGCCAGACCATATTTGACCATTTGACGGGACTTCGAATAATGCCTATAACGTCGCAACGGCCATCCCCATTCAAAAGCGAGTCTTCACCTCCGGGTTTAATGGTCTCGAAATAAGCCCACTCAGCGCTTTTGTTTAGAGTTGACAAGCGGAAAATTATGCCGTTCTTTTCTACCAAGACAAGTTTTCCTGCATTATGTGCAGCCTCAATTTCCGCGTAGGTTGTCGTTCCATACGCCGCCCAGAACACGCCCCCCGGCGCGTCTGCCCACTCCTGCCCATCGGCGGTCTTGGTCACAACCTGACCGGTCGCGCCACCATCGGGCAAAAGCAGGCTTTGCACGGTGCTTTCGAGGTCAGTCTTGGCGACGGTGTCCTTAAACGCAAGAGCTTTCAGGTCACCGAACCACTTTGCGATTTTACCGAACAGCACGGAGAGCTTTTCACCCGTCGCAACATTTGTGCGGGTGGTCGCCGCCGTGAACGCCGCCGTGACGTTACTGCCGTCGCCCGTCTTGTCCAGCTTGCCGGAAATGTCCTGATGCTGTGTCAGATAGCCGCTGTCGTTGGTGAGTTGAGAGGTCTTTGTGGGGATTTTGGCGCGGATGTCGGGGTGCGCTGTCTTGTCCTCGTTGTGCGCCTTGATTTGCACGGATACGTCCGGCGTAGGGATTTTACCAATAGCGTCATCAACGTACTTGTACACATCCGTCCGCTTGCCCCGCGGGTCGTAGACGCTTGCGAGCATATCGCCAGCACCTTGACCGTTCGCCCCGTTATAGACCTCGAAGTCAAACGTTGTGCCGTCCGTCAGGGTGATGGTATAGACATCGCTTGTGCCGGGGGCGTGTGTGCCGCTCTTGAGCTCGATGCCGGAAATGCCGTTGCCGGTTGCACCCCGCGGGCCGGGAGCGCCAGTGTTGCCGCGCGGCAAGCCGAAGACGAGCTTATAGACGTTGTCCACAAGGGACTTCGTCACCGTGGCGGGCTTGCCCGTCTCAAGCGTCACCGCCTCGACGATCATGTTGACGATGGCGTCGCGTGCCGCCTGTGCGTCGGTCTTTGCCGTCTCCGCCGCAGACTTGGCAGATGCCGCGTCCTCGGCGCTCTGAGCGGCCTGTGCCGCTTTCTGCCCAGCAGAGGTCGAACTACCCGCCGCCGCGTCCTTTGCGCTCTCAGCGGCTTCCCGTGCCGATTCTGCCGCCGTTTTAGCGTTCTGCGCTCCGGCCTGCGCGCTCTCCGCCGCTTTCTGCGCGTTGGCCGCAGCGGTCTGTGCATCCTTTGCCGCCGTCTCCGACTTTGCCGCATTGGTTGCCGCCGTCTGCGCGGCCTGCACCTTCTCGTCAACGCCGGTCGCAGATGCAGCGGCAGCAGCCGCAGAAGATGCCGCCGCCTTTGCGGAAGCATCCGCCGCAGCAACCTTGTCGTCGATGCCCTGTGCAGCGGTCTCTGCTCTGGTTGCGTCCTTCGCCGCAGCATCAGCCGATGCCTTGGCGTTGTCGGCATATTCCTTTACGCCCTGCACCTCTGCCGCAACAGAATCTTTGGCATACTGCACGACCTGCGAGCCTTTCAGCTTTTTCGCTGTGCCACCCTGCTGCAAGACGAAAAGGTCTTCGCCCGTGATCTGTAATGCTTGGGTGAGGTCGGTAATTGCTTTATCAGCCATCGGTTACCTCGCTTTCTTCGTCAGGATTCTCCGACGCTTTGACCTGATTTCTCAGCGTGGCAAGCTCGCGTTTGTCCTTTTCGTACTCCGCGACCTCGCGCTGCAAGATCGCATAAGCTTGCCGCAGATCCGTTTGCACGCTGCTGATTTTGCCAGCCTGAGAGGCAGCAATCAGCACTGTGTCAAGCGTCCCAAATGCTCTGTCGAGTAGTTGCATTGCCTGTTCCATCTAAACACCCCTTTGCCATCCTGAGCCTGTACCGACCCACGGAATGCCTTTGTAAAACTTTGATCCATCCGAGCAGTAAAGGATACCTTGCCCAAATGCGCCGCCCTGAGAGAGCCACACGCGCCCTGTCGTGTCTTCTACCCACACGGCGTAGAGCGTATACCCCTGACCGGGCGAACTCGTCATGCCGCTCCATAAGATGATCTTGCCTCCCGGGGAATACACCGTGCCGGATCCGTCCGAGTTGAGCGACCATCCGGCAAAGGTATACCCCGATTTTGACGGCTTTGTACTCGGCAGATAAAACGTCACATAGCCTGTATTGTTGGTCTCGCTGCCGTACTGTGTGCTCGGCGCGCCGCTGCCGCCGTTGGCGTTGAATGTGACGAATGCGTAATACGTTTTTGCCGGTGGCGGGGCGGTGGTAAATGTGCCGTTGTCTCTGTACTCGCTGAATGCCCAGCCACCTGTCGTGCGGTACAGCATATCCGCCGACCACGCATAGGTAACGCCGGGTTCAAGTCCCGTGATATCTAACGCCCACGTGTTATAGCCGCCGCTCGTCTGCTTAGAATCAATTGTATAGGTGGTAACTCCAAGTATCGTGACTTGCAGCCGTCTCGCGTAATCATAATCTTCCGAGCCGCCTGTAAACTCGCCAGTTAAATATGCTTTTGTGCCGTCTCTGCTGTCCGGCGTGATCGTTACACTTAAAGTTGCCATATTAGCTCACCAACTGCACATACAGCTGTCCCGCAGTGCCGGTTCCAGAGGGCGCGGAAGGGCCGTAGCTCGAACCGCCGAGGCACAGCGCGCCAGCGAGCACGATGCGGTTGTTTTGCAGTGTGATTGCGCCGCCAGTGCCAGCCGAAAGAAACAGATTGCCCGCCGCCTGAATTTGAATGCCACCATACGTCGTTTTGATGCCGAGGCCGATGCCCGTGGTCGTGTAGGCGATCTCAAGCGAGCCGACTGCCGTATTGCTATTAGCCAGCAGTTCCACCGTCTGCCCGCGTAGCTTCTGCGCCGTGATAGAAGTGCTGTCAATGTACGTTGCGATCGCATTGTCGACCTCGTTCGCGCTCAGACCCGCGTTGCTGTCGACGTAAGTCTTGGTCGCGTAAGACGATCCATCCTTTAAGTCACCCACGGAAATGCTGCTCGCCTGAATCTGGTTAGCCGTGAGCTTGCCGGAGATGTTGGCCGCGTCAACATACAACGTGCTTGTCTCGATGCTGCTGCCCTTGATCTTAGTCGTGCCGCTCGCGTCGGAGATAGTCAGGCCGTCCAGCGTGGTCTTGACCTCGGTGTACTTGCCGTCGATGCCCTCGACCTTGAGCATGATCTCCTCGCTGGTCTTGGTGATGAGGGAACGAGCTTTTGCAAAGTTCCTCTCGATCTGCCGCTGCGTCGGCGATTTGTATGGGTACTCGTCGTCGATCTCGTCCGCGTCCGGCGCGGAGATGTCCGGTGCGAGCATTGGATCAAATGTCATGTCCAGCGCGATAAGCGGCACATATAGCCCGTCTACCGTCACCGCGTCGCCAAGCTCCACCGCAGGGTCAAGCAGCGCTTCACTGCCCTCGTAGCCGATGTGCTTGTAGCCGGAGACTTTGGCGAGGATCGCCGCCGCCATTGCATTTGTGCCGTCCGGCTGCAAGGCCGTCAACGTCCGCCCGGTGTCCGATCCGGACACACCGACTACATCGCCGTTCTCGTCCAGCAGCTCGACCTTTGTAATAGGCTGCGAAGCGATGCCTGGAGAAAACTCCGCCAGCCGCCGCCCTAAATAGGTTTTGTCCATGTTACCCTCCTTACACGAGGATGCGCACGCCGCCAAAGGTGATGGCGCTGCCGGTCTCCGTGATAAGATAATTGGTTTCAGCGGGCATGGAGTTCAACCCGACCAGCAGCAGCTCCCCTTTGTCCGTGATGATCCAGTTTCCAGCGTTGGCGACCGCGATACGCCCAAGCGCCTCGCGCATCGTCATATCGCCCTCGTCGTCCACCGGGTACTGCATCGGGAACGCCGCATCCAATACCGTGCGGCTGTCCACTGCCACGCCCATGCGGGCCGCGATGTCCGCAACTGCCGTCGCCGCCGGCATCGGCCATGTCTCCGCGTCATAGCTGCTGTCGAGCCACGTCTCTTCCGCCTTGAGCATCGCGTCATACCCGTGTACACTCAAAACGCCCGTTTTTCTGTCGGTTTTTCGTGTCGCGAAATAGAAAACGCCTTTCGGGATCCATTCGCTCACCTGCTCGCCCAGCCGCAGCCGCATGTAGACCTCAATTTTTGCCTGCCGCGGGATCGTCCCCTGCGGATAGATCTCAAAGTCGATCTGCCGTGCGCAGCAGTTTCCGATGCCAAATGTGGAGTACAGCCCGCCATAGACCATGAGCGACTTGCGCACGATCTTATCTTCGCCGTACTCTACCCCTGCTATCTTGAGTTTTGCTTCCACGGCGTGTGCCGGATCGGCAAGCATCTGCTGCCAAAGATCACTCACTGTATGCATTGCGTCACCTCTGCGTAAAGCGCAGCGTCTGCCCGCTCCAGTATCGGCCCGTCTGGTCGCGCAGCAAATACGCGAGCTCCAGCCCGTCCACGGTCATCTCCTGCGTCACCGGCGTGCTGCCGAGCGCAGGGTTCTCATAGGTCACGCTCAGCGTCGCGCCGCGCAGATCTGCGGCCAGCGCCGCCACCTCTGCGTCGGTAATGTCGTTAAGCTGCGCGCTGCACCATCCCTGCCAGCGGATCACCGCGCTGTGCCGTCTGCCGTCCATCGTCACGACCTCGTCGCTGTAGATTGGCGTAATGCCCGCGGAAAAGCCATACTGATTGAAAAGTGCCGTGCGGTCGTTGCCGTTGATCTGAAAAGTAAAATTCTTCATTGCCTTGCCCTCTGCGCCTGCATCTGGTATTTTGTCACGCTGCGGCCGACCTCTTTTCCATCCAGCACGACGGTTGATTTTACGTTGATAGTCTGCGATGTGCTCTGCCCGCTCTTCCCGTCAGCTGCACGCGATTCGTGCAAACGCGCATAGCCCGCAGAGCGGGAATTCCTCGACGGATTGGCATCATACGCGGCTTTCGCCGCTGCCGCGCGATCCCCGATCTCCTTGATGACAGGGATTTTGTTGGCAACATTTCCCAGCCAGGTCACCGCACCCTGCAGCGCCTCGATCCAGCCCTCCACCGTATCAATGGCGATGTTGACAGCACCGGCAAAAGTATTTTTGATTCCGGCCGCGACCGGGGCAAGGCGCTCACCGAGCTTTGCCATCGCGTCGTCCACGTTCTGCTGGCTCTCGTTGTAATCGATCAGGTCTCCGTTGGCGTCGCGCCAAGCTTGACCGGCGTCCGGCAGGTTCTGGGACGAGAGCTGATCCAGCACGATCTGCGCGCGCTCCGCAGTGCTATTGGCCGCCGCGAGCTTCTCGTTAAATTCGTCCTCGCTCTGGCCCGCCCAGTTGAGCGCGTCCGCAAAGACGCCCGTCACCTTGCCGGTCTGGATCGTCTCATTGATGGCCTCGGCAAGCCCGTCGATCGGGATGCTGTCGCCATAGGTCGCCCATGCGCCCGTCGCCGCGTCAACCAGTGTCATGAGGTCGCTCTGGCTCAGGCCGATGGCCTGCAGGTTGGCAACGGTCGTCGCAGCCGTCTGCGTGTCGCCGAGCACGCCGTGGAGCCTTTTATACGCTTCCGCCGTCTCGTCCGCCGTGTATCCGGCCTGCTGCGAGCTGATCTCCAGCGTGCCCATGATCTTGCGGTACTCTTCCGTGTCGTCCACGATGCCGATGATGGCCTCGCCAACGGCTTTCGCCCCAGCGACAACTGCGCCGCCCGCAAGGAGGCCCTTGAGGTCGCCCAGCTGGCTGAGCAGTCCGCCTCCGTCGCCGAGATTGTCGCCCGCATCCTTAACTTCGCGGCCAAACTCGTCGATGCTGCTTGCGCACTTGTCAGCGCTCTTGCGCGCCTCGTCGAGATACTTCTCGTTTTCATCCAGCGCATCGTTCATGTCGATCAGCTCTTTTTTTGCCCGGTTGAGCTGCTGGCGGTAGTTGTCCGTCCGCTTGTCGTTCTCTCCGTAGGCCTCAGCCGCGTCCTTGACCGCGCGCTCCAGAGCTTTGACCTTCTCGGCCTGCTGCTCCTGCTCGCGGCGCAGTATCTTATTTTTTGCGGTCAGGGCGTCCATGCTGTTCGCCTGACCTTTAAACTCTGCGTCCACAAGGCTCATCTCGCTGCGCATTACTTTCAGGTTGCTGTTCGCTTCGCTCAGCGACCGCTTAAATTCCGTCTCGCCCTCGACTGCGAGCCTTGTCGTGATCGTCCTCGTTGCCATCAGCAGTCATCCTCCTCTCTGCGTAAGCCGCGCCGCTGGATCTCCAGCTCCTGCAGGTCGAGCACCTGCCCCGGTGTCAGCAGCAGCCCCTCGCGTACGCCCAGATGCAGGAACTGCGTCAGCAGATCCAGCCACCACGAGCGCGTTATTTCGCTTTTGCCGTTTTTTTTTGCAGTTCTTCGAGCCCGAGGTCTCGGACGCGCCTCTCGCGTTCTTCCTCGCGGGAGAACCCGAGAGTGATCGCCTCGCGGATGGCGTCCTTGGCGCCCGCCACATCCAGCGGCCGCAGGTGCGCCCGGAAATACTCCACCGGCACGATTGGACCGCGCTCAAGCCCCTGCCAGCGCCGCACCAGCTCACCCTGCTCGGCGAGCTTTGCGAGCAGCCAGCACGTATTTTCAAAGCTCTGCTTGTCTTTCCCCTCGATGTGCTTGGTGATAAATTCCTCGTAGCCAAATTTGTCATAGGCGTCAAAGAGCGCCTGCCCGTTCAGGCACAGGTAGAACTTGTGCCCGTCCAGCTCGTAGGGAAATGTTTTCATATTTTCCTCCTAATGAAAAAGAGACGCAGCGGGTGCCGCGTCTCTTCGCTTCTCAGCCGCCCGCTGCGGCCTTGATTTTTTCGTTGACCCACGCCGCGGCCTTGGCCTCGGTGTCAAACTCAGGGCTTTTGTGCCTGTACTTGCCGTAGAGCGGCTCAAGAACGGTAAATGTGAGCTTGGCATTGCTCAGCACGATGCTTTCTCCCTTGGTTTCGTAGCTTTCGCCCTCCATGTTTGCCTTGACCTTGGGGAAGAAGACGCCCTGGTAGTACTTCGTCCCGTCGTCCTTCATGCAATTTGTGTAAAAGGCAATGCTGCCATAGGGCGCAACGTCGTTACTGCCGAACTTGAGGTCTTTGTCCCCGTCCGTCGTGCCCAGCTCTGCGCCGGTCAGCGCCGATGCATTTTCGTTTGAAAGATACAGCGTCTCCACAGCCAGCGAGCCGTCCCTGAATTCCACGATCTCAACCTTCTTCGCATTGTCGCCATGGCCGCTTACGCGGTTGAAGTTGATCGTCTCGGTCACTTTGTTCAGCGCGCCGAGGTTTGCCGGCGTGCCGAGCTTTGGGGGCGCGCTTGCCGTCTCCGGATCAGTCGCGGCAAACGGTGCCCACTGGATCATCTTTGCTCCGTACTGCATGGTAATCCTTTCTACAGCCCTTTTTCTTCGAGGTAGCGGCTGTACACCTCAAACTCCGCCGCCGTCGCGGCGTCCGCGCACGATTCGTTCGCGGTCCGGATAAAATTGCGCGCGGGGATTTTCCGCGTGCCGTACTCGTTGATAAATGCGATCTCGGCGTTGCGCACGGCCTTTGCCTTGCCGCGCTTGCGGCTGCCGGTCGGCGTCACGTAAAGGACGCGCTGGCCGTCCCGCAGCTTCGGCTTGCCCTTTTTGATCGACCGTGCGGTCTCACCGGTGTCATACGGGCCTTTGAGCATCCGCTCCGCGGCCTGCCGCTGCGCCGCCACAACGACGTCAGCGCGCGCATCCAGCATCGCGTCGACCACCTCGTCCGGCAGCTTGGCGACCTCGGCAAAAGAAAGCTCCAGCTGATCAATGCCAGAGAATTCGACCTTAGCCATCGTCCTCTGCCTCCCAGCGTCCCACGGCGTCAAATTCCAGCACATAGTGCTGTCCCGTCTCGTCCGTGGCGTTCTCGATGCTCGGCGAAGTAAAATCATCCACCGCCGCGATCGCGTCGCGCAGCGCGTGCCGCGTTTTGATTGTCGACTCCCTGAGCGGTGCGAAGTAATGTACCTGCACCACCGCCCGCGTCAGATGCGCAGCGTTGTCCCCGATTCCCTCCGCCAGCTCCGTGTAATTAAACGTGCAGTACCGCTCCGGCGGTGTTTCGTCCGGCTCTGTTACCAACAGATCCGGCACACATACCGGGACAACCGGAGAGACGACCGCAATGATTTTCTCATTCAGCGTCATACCGTTCCCTCCTGCGTGTGCCGCTCGCACCAGTACTCCGTGTAAGTCTTTTCGTCGCCGTAGGCGTTGAGATACAGGATGTCATAGTCGCGTCCGTCATAGTGGATCGTAAGCCGCCGGTCCTGAATGTCGGCGTAGTAGCGCACCAGGAATCGCGCCTTCGCCTCGCCAAATTCCGCGCCCGCGCGCACTAGCTCCGTGCCGCTCGTCTGGCTGTACTGCGCCCAGGTTTCGCGCACCAGCACCGGCACGGCAGGGGATGTGTAGCCGTCCTTGTCGCGCGCGGCCGGCCGCCGCAGGAATTGGACGCGCTTCGAGAGCTTCCCTGCGTCGACGTGCATCACGTGTCCTCCTCTCCGCTGCCAGTGCCCAAATTGGGCACCGGCTCGGTGAGCTTGAGCTGGTTGAGCATCCGCCGGAAGGCGGGGTTGTCGCCGAGCGCCCCCTCGACCGCCGCGTCGCGCCGATCGTAGAGGTCGAGCGCGAGGTACTTGACGCACTGCAGATACTGCGCATAGCGCGGCGAGCCGTTCTGCGGCTCGCGCACGCCCGCGCCGGCGAGGTAAGCCGCTGCCGCGTCCACAAAGCCGGGGAGCTCGGCGTCGTCCGCCTCCACGCGGCAATAGGCGGCGATCTCGCTCAGCCTCTCGCGCAGCATCGCTTAGCCCCCGCTCTTAGGCAGATTCGCGATAACGAAGCCCTTGTCCACGATCAGGTTGCCGCCCACCATAGCGTCGCCCAGAATGGTGACCATGCGCTCCACAGCCTTCACGCTGTCATCCACTCGCACGGTGTAGTCGCCGAACAGACCCAGCTCGTAGTTGGCAGGATCGCCGTACAACATGGTCTGGATGGCAGCGCTGCCAGCGGTGGAGGCAGACAGGGCGGTCAGGTCGCTGACGATAATGTAGGGAACAATGTTGCCGCCGTCCTCGATGGTGCCGATGTTGGGATTGCCCGTGGCGGGGTTGATCTTAAATACCCGCTGCTTGTCGCTGTTGCGCAGTTTGCCGATGGCAGCCAGATCAGCCTTGTTCAGCAGCAGGCGGGCGTTCTGGCCGATGGCCTCGTCGCTGCCGTACTTGAAGAACAGGGTGTCCAGCAGGTTCTCATCGATGCTGGCCACGTCCACGCTGGCCGCGATCCCGGCGCCCGCCACATTCTTAGCGTTCTTGATGCCGAACATATCGGGGGAAGCCTGGCCGTCACCGTTGACGATCAAAGCCGCCAGCTTGCGGCGCATGGCACGCATAGCCATGTTGTAGATCTTGGTGTAGTAGTCGGCGGGACTCAGGCGGGAGATATTGCGGTCGACAAACTGGGTTACGTTGAGCTCGTAAGGGCTGATCTTGGCCACGCCAAAGGTGGGGTCGGCGCTGGTAGTGCGGGCCTTGCCGGCGTTGGTGGTCACCTTGCCGCCCTTGGCGTCGAGCTCAGAGATCACATAGGGCTCCAGGAAGCTGCCCATGCCGGTCAGGTTCTGCACATAGACCTGATCCACGATGGAGGAGACCACGTTGCCCAGAGGGTCGCGGATGTTGCTACCGGCGCCGGTGGGCTCCACCAGAGTGCCGGTGGCCAGAGTAATGGAGTTCATCACGGCCCGGCGGGTCTCGTCGGCGGTGAAGGTCACGGCCTTGCCGGTCATGAGGGCATGGCCGCGCTCCTCGGCCATGTCGCGGGCCTCTGCGCCGGTGGGAGCAGGAGCGGCCATGATCTGGCGGTCCTGCTCGGTGATGAGATCCTGGATGTTCTGGATGCGGCCGTTGAAATCACGGACATTTGCCATGGCGGAATCATAGTCCGTCTGATTGCCCGCATCCAAAGCCGCCTGCGCGGCTTCCAGACGGGCGGTGCGCTGGGTGGTCAGATCCACCAGATCGCGTCTGAGATTGTTCATGTTTTGCTACCTCCGTTTAAAATCTGATTTTTTCCAGATCCAGGCGGGCCTGTGCCTGCCAGTCTCCGGTATCTGCATCGGGCTCACCGCCCGTTGATGCTGTGGGTGCTGTCTCCGGCGCGGGGTGCTGCTCCGCCATGTATCTGGCCCGCAGCTCCGTGATATCCGGCATCTCGGCGCATCCCAGTGCACGGATGCCGCTGCCGATGGCATTCATCACGTTCTGTGGGGCAATACTGGCCGTCTCGCCGATGATGCCGTCCGCCAGACCGCAGTCCACGGCCTCCTGAGCCGTCAGCCACGTCTCGGCGTTCATCATTCGGCGGAACTCCGCCCGGTCGGCCTTGCCGCCGGCCTTGAGTTCGTAGGCGTTAAGGATGGCCTCCCGGGTGCTGTCCAGCATCTGCACGCTCCGCAGATGATCTCCACGGTCTCCGCTGGTGCGGGTGGACGGCAGATGGAGCATCATCTGCGCCACCGGGGATATCTGCACCTCGTCACAGGCAAGGCACATGTAGCTGGCCGCGCTGGCAGCGAGGCTCTGAACCTCTGCCACCGTGTGGATGCCGGAAGATCTCAAAACGCTGTAGATCTCAGATCCGGCGAATACGCTGCCGCCGCCGCTGTTGATCTCCAGCACCAGCTCCTCACCCTCCGGGGTGGACGCTACCGCGTCCCGCACCGCCTTCGGCGAAAAGGCTGCAAAGCCGAACCACTGGTAGATCTCCACATCGTCATCGGCTGCGACGATGCCGTTAAGTGTTACCCGCATTTGAGTTCCCTCCGTTTCTCTGCTCGCTGAGCCGTGCCCAGTCCTTCAGGGGGACATAGTTCAGGCTCTCACGGCGCTCATCGCCGCCTTCCACATCCGGCAGGTCCTCCAGTGCCCGGATGTCATTGACCGAAAACACGCCGTTGTTTCTCTGGTTAGTGTACCAGGCGCCACGGCTGGCCGTGTCGCCCTTGAGCTCTGCCATCATGTTGATGCGGATCTCCAAGCCCTGCCGCAGTTCCGTGTTCGTCAGCAGCTTCCATGTCTGCTCCTCCGCGTACTGGTTGACAATGGGATGGAGGGTGCCCACCACGTACTCAATAGCGTTCTGCTCATTGCTGCCGTAGGCCTGCTTGCCCTCTTGCAGCTTGTAAAGAGGCACGCCGAAGTATCTGGCGATATCTCGGATGGTGACCTCTTTGTTTTCCACAAACTGGGCGTCCTTGTTGGTGGCGGCAATGGGGGTGTATTTCAGCCCCAGATCCAGGATGGCCACCCGATGGCTGTTATTGGGTCCGGCGTGGACCTTCTCCCACTCGTGCCGCAGCTGATCCTTCCGGGACTGATAGCTGCCGTCCGCGTTCTGGATGTGCTTGCCGTTCACGTCCTCCGCCCAGCCGCCCAGATCACTGTCGGTTTCCAGCACGCCGCTGGGCTGGCCGCCGTTGGCGTAAAACGCCAGATCATACGCCTGCGCCGCCTGTGCCGCTGACAGCACCTCGCTGGCCCGTCGCAAAGGTGAGATGCCCGTTAGGCCGTCCCGTGTGGTGGCTTTGTAGTGGCAGATGTCCTCGTTGGGCAGCACCATAGGCGTGCCGGTCACCGGATGGGTCACGGTGTACCACACTCGCCCGGCCTCATCCCGCCAGGGTTGCACCAGCCACCAGGGCACCGGGATCAGCTCCCGGATGATCCCCGTCCGGGGGTCCCGGATGATCCAGTCATAGCCGTTGCCGCCCTCGTTTCGGCTGTTTTCCAGCACCTTCCGCCGGATGCTGGGTGTCATAGCCTCATTGGGCCGGACGTTCAGTAACCGCAAGAGGTAGTGGTCCACGTGCTCCCGGGTCCTGCCATCCATCACGAAGTTCGGCAGCTTACTGATGGAGTTGCTCAGGATCTCCATGCACCCGTCCACCGCACTCAGTTTCCGGGCGGTGGTCTCGGTCAACTCACCTACGGCCAGCCCGCCAGAGGACATCAGCCCCGTCACCGTCACCGCATTGCTCACGGTGGGCGAGCGTGCGGCCGCCGCGCGCAGGCCCTTGATGATGCTCATGCTTGACCATCACTCCCTTCGTCGTTTGCACTATCGTCAAAGCTGTCAATGACAGCCATTGCGATCAAAAGAATGCCGCCCACGATAAAGCCGGCCGGGATATAGATCATCCCCGCGCCTGCCGTAATGAGCAGCACGCCGAGCAGCAGCGCGGCGTCTCGCAGCTTTTCCACAGCTTTCCCTCCTCACAGCGTAAAGCCCGGACGCGCCATCGCCGCGGCAAGATCGGGCTTCTGATTCCTGGCAACCATCCACACGGCCATCACGATAATGCTCGCGACCGCCGGGTCGATGCGCCCCGTTGATTTATTCTTGAGCGGCTTGATGTTGCCGTTTCCGTCTGCGTGGCAGCGTACGTTGCCGAAGGTCCAGCGGAAACAGGTGTTGTGAACGTGCAGCAGCGTGTGGCGCTGCATCATGTCGTCCGTCTCCTTCATCGCCGGGCTCATGTTCTTGAGGTCCTGCGGGATCTCGATGATCGGCACGATTGGCGCGAGCCGCTGCGTGATGGTCCGGCTCAGATACGGGTCGAAGCCCACCATCTTGAGGTCGTAGCGCTCTCGTGCCTCGCGGATGCGCTCCTCCACCGCGCCGTAGTCGATGACCTCGCCGGGGCAGAGGTCGAGGAATCCCGCGCGCGCCCAGTCCCGGTAGGGGACATGATCGCGCCGCTCCGCCTCGTCCACCGTCGCCTCGGGCCGCCAGATGCCATAGGGCAGCAGCACCGCTGCGTCCAGCCCCGGCTGGGGCGGGAAGAGCAGAACAAAGGCCGTCAAGTCTCGGCTCGTGGAAAGGTCCACGCCGCCGTAGCAGAGCTTCCCGTCCAGCTGCCGCAGCCATTCCTCGCGCTCGCGCTTTTTGCTCGGCCCCCATTGCGTCTTGTCATAGAGGTTCAGCGAGATCCAGCCGACCGCCTTCGTCGTGATCCACTGGTTAAGCCGAAGCCATCGGAACTTGCGCTCATTTGCTTCATTCTTTTTGGCCGCCATCGCTTCCATGCGGACATTGCGCAGCCTCAGATTCTTCCCAAGCGAGGGATTGCAGAGATACCACAGGTTTTCATCCCAGATATCAAGCTCGGCAAGGTCGTCCGGATCGTCGCCGAACATTGCCGTGAGGCCGTACAGGATCGGCAGCCAGTTTTCCTCATCACGCGCAAGCAGCGCCTCCTCGGCGTTTACGAGATCCTCCTCCGCTGCATGCCGGAGCGAGAGGATCGAGCGCACGTCGCCGCCCTCCGCCCGGACGCGGCGAAGCTGCCGCGCGTCGCGGATGGCGACTGCCTTTTCGTGGATTTCCCAGCCGATAGAGTTTCGGTCTGGGTCGTCGCCGGCCGTCGTCAGCACGATCCATGCCGGCTGGCTTCGGCTTGCGCCCGCTTCGCCGGTCATGATATCCCACAGGTCGCGATTCGGCTGTGCGTGAAGCTCATCAAAGATGACGCAGCTCGGCTTGTAGCCGTGCTTGCTGTAGGCCTCGGCCGAAAGCACCTGCATGATGCCCACCGTCACCCACTTGCGCCCGCCGTTGCCGGCCCTGACGCTCCTGCGGTATTCCATCCTCCTGCGGCTTTCAACGATCTTCAGCTCTCCGCGCGCGATCATCTTTGCCGTCCAGGGCGCGCTGGTCGCCATAAAGACCGCCGCGTTGTAGACGATCGAGGCGTTGTCCTTGTCCGCTGCGCAGATATAGACCTCGGCGTTGAGCTCGCCGTCGGCAAACAGGTGATAAAGCCCCAGCGCGGCCGCCAGCTCGCTCTTGCCGTTTTTCTTGGGGATCTCAAGATAGAGATACCAGTATTTTCGCAGCCAATTCGCGTTAATTGGGGCGGGGAACGCGTCGGTGCCCGAATCGGACACGAGCGTCCCATAGAACTCCATCAATGCGCTGCGCTGCCAGTCGTACAGGCGAAACAGTTGCCCGGTATCAGTCGTTGGCAGGCGGCTGATAAAGTCGCAGACAAACTGTCCAGCCGCCTGTTCAAATCGCTCAGCCATTGCCCGCGCGGCTCATTGCCGCCTCCTGCCGCTTTCTCAGCAGCTGCGAGAACTCATCCTCGCCCTCATCCGGCGTAAAAGCTGCTGCGGGGAGTGCCGAAGGAATGACCAGGCGGCACCGACTCGATACGGTAAGCCCCATATCATTGGCGCAGTTGCGCGCCTGCTTAAAGTATCGGTCTTGCACGCGTCCCCAGCTTTCCGCGGCCTCAAGGTCGCGCCCGCGTCCGGGGACCGGCTCCAGCGCCCGCTGTACCTCTGCCGTGGCGCTGATATACTCGTGATGCGCGATCAGGTAGCGGCCCAGGTTGTCTGCGTCAAGGTCGGTGTAAAGTCCGACGTCAAGGAGTTGACGCCCCAGCGCGCGGAACTCCTTGTGCAGCGGCTTGGGCAGCCACTTGGGCGGCTTCACCTTTTGCGGGGGCGGCACAATGACCTCGCGGTCGCGCCGTGCGTCCTCTTCGGCTTTTGTCATGTGCTTGCGCCCCTTGGCCACAACCAGATCGGTCGGTTGTCTTGCTCCTGCCATCTCCGCGCTCCTTTCTGCGCTGCCGCCGAATATATCGCTCCATATCCCGCTTGAGATACGGGCTTGCCGTCGTGGACATGATCCGCTCCGCCTCAGCAATCGTCATGCTTCCCCAGTGCGGCGACAATTGACCTCTCACGGGCACTCAGCTCCCAAACATGTGCCGCCGCTTTCTCCGCCGCCGCTTTCTCCGCCGCCGCTTTCTCCGCCGCCGCTT